AACTCCATCACTAACCGAATTTGGAATTGTTCAAACTGGATCTAACTTGGGAGATTTTGATGCGTCTATATCTGGAGGAAAAACTAGATTAACATTTACTCCAATATCAAATGCAAACATTGAAGTTAGAGTATTTCAAAATGCATTAAGGCTCATTGATACTATGAGTTCTGATACGTTTATTGATTTAAATAATGCTTCTATTAATACTGGTTATGGATCTTATGAAGGAACAGATGCAGATGTAAAACGTGAATTTGATTTAACTCATAAACAACTTCCAATCTTTAAGAGATCTTTTGTTGGAAGTGCTTCTACTGTAGTGGATGTAACTAATAATCTCATCCGTATTCCAAATCATTTCTTTGTATCGGGTGAAGAACTATCTTATGCACATGCAGGGGCAGGATCAACTCAAGCGATTGGTATTGTAACAACATCTATAGTTGGTGTTGGAACAACTGATAAATTACCATCATCCATTTATGCAATCAAGGTCGATAACTCTAATATTAGAGTAGCGGCATCCGCAGAAAATGCATTAAAATCAGTCCCAGTTCCTCTCATACTATCTTCTGTTGGAATAGGAACTTCCCATTCATTTACCTCGAAAAAACAAAATTCTAGAGTTCTAATAGGAATTGATAACGTAATTCAATCTCCTGTTGTTTCGACAGCAATAACAACTACTCTTGCAGAAGAAATTTTCATAACAGATGATATTATCACAATATCAGGAATCACTTCTTTCTTTGGTGGAGATTTGATTAGAATTAATAATGAAATTATGAGATTGGAAACCGTTGGGTTTGGAAGCACTAATGTTCTCTTGGTAAAGAGACCTTGGATGGGAACAGGAATTTCTTCACACGCCAATGGATCTTTAGTTACTAAAGTTAATGGCGACTACAATATTGTAGACAATACAATCAATTTTGTAACCGCGCCTTATGGACAAACTCCAATTGGAACTACTTCGGGAAGTCCTGATAATGTAGACTATGTTGGAATAACTACATTCTCCACATTTAGTGGAAGATCATTTATAAGATCTGGTATTCCAAATACAACAGATGAACCATACTCCAAAAATTATGTTTTCAATGATATTTCTTCTCAATTTACGGGATATACAACTTCATTTAATTTAAAATCAAATGGTACGGATATAACAGGAATATCTACGGATAATTCGATAATACTTGTAAATCAAATTTTCCAAGGACCACAAAGACTTGGAGGATCTGTTAATATTTCGGGAGACTATACTCTTAGAGAAAATCTTGGAATAACAAGTGTTCAATTTACTGGATCTATTTCTTCAACATCATATGATATAAACACATCTAACGTTCCTCTTGGTGGAGTAATCGTTTCTGTTGGTTCATCTAAAGGGTTTGGTTATCAACCGTTAGTTGCGGCTGGAGGAACTGCTGTTGTATCTGGATTTGGGACAATTTCCACAATTAGTATTGGAAATAGTGGGTCTGGTTATAGATCCGGAATTCAAACTGTTAGAGTTGGGGTACAAACTGCAGATTTAATTGATACAAATATTACCTATATTGGAACTGCTTCTATTAGTGATGGTAATATTGTAAGTGTTGCAATTACAAATCCAGGAGTTGGGTATACTTCAACAAATCCACCAATTGTAGTATTCGATTCTCCACTTAGTTATTCAAATGTTCCACTGATTTATAGCTCTTCATCAGTTTCTGGACTTGGTAGCGGGGCAAAAGTAAACATCGTGGTTGGACAAGGGTCCAGTGTTATTGATTTTGAAATTACCAACTTAGGATATGGATATGGTCAAGGTGAAATACTCACAATTGGAATTGGTGGAACAGTTGGAATTCCTACAGATTCATCTCTTTCTTATCAAGAGTTTCAAATTTCCATTGATAGAACATATTCTGATAGTTTTGCTGGATGGTCTTTAGGTAATTTATTAGTAATTGATCCAATTGATTCGTTATTTGATGGTAGAACGGTATCATTCCCGATTAAAGTTAATGGGAATCAGAAAACCATTAGAGCAAAAACTGGATCATTAATTGATGTTCAGGCAACTTTATTAATCTTTATTAATGATATTCTTCAGGTTCCTGGTCAAGGATACAGATTTAATGGCGGTAGTTATATAACATTCACAGAACCACCAAAAGTAGGAGACACTTCAAAAATCTTATTCTATCAAGGAACATCATCGATAGATGTTCTTGATGTTGATGTATTAGAAACTATCAAAATAGGTGATGAGGTAAGATTAAACGATGATAATATTGCTTTTGAAGAAAATGAAAGAGTTGTTCTAAGAATTAATTCAACAGACAGCATTGATACTAATGTATATCCAGGACCAGGAATTTCTGTAGATGAAAATTATAATAGACCACTAATTTGGTGTCGTCAAACTGAAGATAAGTTTATTGATGGGAACGCAGTGGGTAAGGATAGAATTTTATATGAACCCCTAATTTATCCATCATCAACAATTATTCAACCAGTTGGACTTGGATCTACAATGATATTTGTAGAAAGTGTGAAAACTTTCTTTGATAGCACAAAAGAAAATTCAAATAGTCAAAATAAAATTAGAATAGTTTCTCAGGACAATGTGGTGGGTGCTTCAGCAACCGCTGTTGTTTCTATTGCAGGAACTATAAGTTCTATAACAATTTCAAATGGAGGCATTGGATACACTTTTGCGCCATCAGTAACTATTGCAAATCCAGTTGGACTTGGAACAACTCAAAAAGCAGAAGCTTTTTCTTCCATTACTTCTGGAATAGTTACCTCCATAACTGTTTCTTCTCCAGGAACTTCTTATACATTTACAAATCCACCTTCAGTATTAATTGAAGAACCAGAAATTTCAGGATATATTGAAGAAATATCTTCCGTAACTTACAGTGGTGATTTTGGAATTATTTCTGGAATTTCAACTGTTTCTGTGGGAGTTGCATCGACGGGAATTGTTTTTGATTTTCTAATTCCACAAAATTCTTTCTTAAGAGACACTTCAATAGTTGGATCTGCAATAACTGTAAGTGGAATTCAAACTGGTTATTACTTCGTTGTTTATAATTCAAACATTGGATCTGGAGTTACATCACTTAGACAAGATGGATCTGTTGTTGGAGTTGGAACTTCTTTCCTTGATAATATCTACGAAGTCGCTGCAGTTTCAATTGCACAAACATCTGCAGTTGGATTTGGAGTTACTTACGTTGCAAAAGTAACTGTAAGTGTTAGAGACTATAATGGACTGGTTGGGACTGGATACAGTAATTTCTTCGGTGAATATAGTTGGGGAAGAATTTCAACACCAATTAGAACAAATGCCCGTTCATTTACATCATATAATAATGGATTAGTTGGAGTTTCTACATCACCTATTGTTGAAAGATATAATCCATTAAAATACGTAAATTATCTCTAATAAATAGATAAAAAACTGCAAAATGTCCGCAATTATAACTGATCAGCTTAGAATTTTAAATGCGAAGAATTTTGTAGCAGCAGCAACTTCTTCAACAAATTCATATTATTCTTTTGTAGGTCTGCCTAACGCTACGGATTATTCTTCAACATGGGATCAAAATCCACCTTCCCCAAAAGATTCTTTTGAACAGGAGGATGATTATTGGGATACGATGATTGCTTTGAAGAAAATTTCTTCTAGTGATGTTCGTCAAGTAGTTAGAAAAATTACTTGGACATCGGGGACAACTTATGATATGTATCGTCATGATATTAGTAGAACAAATACGTCTAAACCATCTGGTGCGACCAACTTATATTCTGCAAATTATTACGTTGTAAATGAAGATTATAGAGTTTATATCTGTCTTCAAAATGGTACTGATCCAGAAAACCCAACAGGCAAACCTTCGTTAGATCAACCAACCTTTACAGATTTAGAACCAAGAACGGCTGGAGATAGTGGTGATGGATATGTTTGGAAATATCTTTACACAATCAAACCCAGCGATATTGTAAAGTTTGATTCTACAAACTTTATGCCCGTTCCTAATAATTGGTCATCAAATTCTACAGATGCTGCAGTAAGAAATAATGCAGCAACGAGTGGACAACTAAAGATTGTTACGATCACTAATCGTGGAGTTGGATTAGGAACCGCGAATAGAACCTATACGAGAGTACCTATTAAAGGTGATGGTAGCGGAGCAGAAGCAACAATCGTAGTCAATAGTGATTCTAAGGTTGATTCTATTACAATCTCAAGGGGTGGTTCTGGTTATAGTTACGGAACTGTAGATCTTGTTTCAGGAAATGTTCCAACTGGATCAACATCACCAATATTTAATGTAATAATTCCACCTCATGGTGGACATGGGGCAGACATTTATAGAGAATTGGGTGTTTATAACG